CTGCACCGTCGAAGTCGTAACTGCTTGCGCAGGTCTTTGTCCGGGTAGTGCCAGCGCCATGCTCGGCTTTGCTTGCACCTTCAACTCGAACGCTGTACCGATTAACTGGGACTCCAACAAGTCGCGTATGTCATCAAGCGAAAAGTAATCGCCCTCGTTCATAAAGCGCACATTGGTTTCGCCGCGCACCTGCTTCTTGGCTTTGAACCCCGTGTTAATTGTTGCTGGCACACGCAACACACGAGAAGCGTCACCCGTCACCGTTGGGTCGATGCCCAGCTTCTTAAACAAGCACAAGCGTTTGAACGACTCAGCCACAGGCTTCCACTCGTCGATGCTCACAGCTTCCTTCAAAGGCCAGTAGGCATGTACGCCACCGCCGGATGCAATAAGCCACGGAGCACCTAGCGCATCCAAGCCAACCTCGGCAGAGAAGTCCATGATGGCATGCGCCGCAGCTTTCGCTGACGGATATGCCTTGGTAGTAATCACGCCTTCAGCGTTGGGGATGTCCTTCGGGTGGTTGCAGTCCACGTCAATAGCGATGCACTTGACCATGCGGCTGTTGGCAGCTACGCGGCTGTCGTCATCTCCAAACGTACCCAACGCAAAGTAGATGTCCAGCTTTGCTTTGTTCCATCGGTTTATCGGGGCACGTACATCTTCCAGATCGGTAACATAGATATGCTCTTTCTTCTTAGTCAGTTCCGCCACGCAATACCGCCCGTTACCGGGAGGTGGCAGGACCGCCGCCATAAATTCAAGCGGGTCCATAGGATTCCTTGGGATGGGATTATTTTTTGTCTACGACTGCTGCGAAGCGGGCGACTATTTCTTCTACCCATGCGTGGGGTATCTGCGATGTAGCGTACAGCGTTACATAGTGCACTAGCTCTTTGTCGGTAAGTGTGCGTGGGCTCAAGGTTTCAAGTTGTATTCTTTGCATATTTTTCTCCAAGCCTCATCTGCTGTTTTCGATGTGGACATTATTTGTAATAGGAACTCGGCACGATTTTGGTAAGCGACAAAAATATCCTTACCCTCAAACCAGTTGTAGACGGTTTGACGTGTTACCCCGAGCGCGTAGGCAATCTTCGTCACCGGAAAATCTAAGTGGATAGCCCAACGTGCAAGCTGGTTCCCCGTAGTCTTCGGTGCCTTAGCTACCGCGTCGATGATTTTCTGTGAATAGGCCATAGTGTTAGGTGGGGGTACTTGCGGTGCTCTCCTTGTGAACGGCACCAGTTTATTGGTAGAGAGCGAGGCGTCTCCCGCTTTCCCCCCGATTTAATTACTCTGCCGTGTGCATCTCCGCTTTCGCGGTTGCATACGCATGGGCGGCTTCCTCAATAGTGTTGAAGTAACCGAGCGAATAGCGTTCTCCTTTGGCACCAATCTGCGCATGGAATTTATCTCCTGCTTCGCATACGCCCAGTACACCTGTTTTGTTATTCCGCATGGCTCCCTTACGGTTCCACCCGTTTTCCGCAACAGACACATCCCGCAAGTTCATGACTCGGTTATCACTAGGGCAACCGTTGATGTGGTCAATCTCGGCGGTAGGCCACAGACCGTACGTCAACAGCCACGCAAGGCGGTGCGCCTTGAACTCGTAGCCGAGTAGACGGATACGAACGTACCCCTTAGTGTCGATACGGCCCGTAACGGCCCCAGCGCTGCGTTTGTGTCCGTTCACTTTATGTGTGAACAGGCCCGTCTGGGGGTCATACGCTAGAAGTGCTGCCACTTCTTCGCGGGATACCTTAGTGTTGTACTGTTTCATGGTTTCTCCAAAGTAAGGCTATTCGTCATCCCAGTCAGCCACGATGTTGGCTAGGCTGCTCTTACCTGCTGGCACTGCTGTTGCCTTGGGCGCTGCTTTGCGAACTTCCGGCTCGGGCGCTGTGTCTTCGGCTTCGTCGTCGTCTTCCACCACCGCAGGTGCTGGCTTAGCTTTCGCTCGGGTCTTTGGTGCGGGTGCTGGTGCAGGGGCTTCGTCTTCCTCTTCCACCACTGCAGGCCGCTTGCCTTCGAGCTTCAAAGGTGCGGCTTTTGCGCCATCGGTTGCCGAGGCTGTCATCACAACAGCCTTCATAGCGTCAGCGGACTGCGCTTGCTCTTTCACAATCTCGTACTCGTCATCTGTCAACCAACGGGTAGGAGCGAAGTGCAGCTTGGGGGACTCCGACTTGGTGTCGAACTTCATGCGGGTCACGATCTGCTCGGGGTTGATAGGAGGGTTCTGCGCTGCAAGGTAACGTGCGAACGCTTGCAATGGGCGCTTGTCGCCTTCTTCTTTACCGAACACCGATGTTGCTGGCAACACCATCTGCATCACTGAACCGCTTGGGTCGTTCTCCAACACCACGGCCAGACGCTGCTGGTAGCGGCAAGCACGGCTGTTACCTGTACCTGAACCCGCTTGGTTCTGTGGGCAAGCCATGCAGGTTATGGACTGCTTTGCCTTGGAGCTTGCGTCAGGCTTCTCGCCATCGTTAGACCAGCAGTCAGGTGCAGCGCCAGCGGCATCCTTGTCATACGCAGCAGCGTAGAACTGACGGCCTACCTTAGCGGCGGCTTTAATGATGATGACATCCAAGTGGCGGTCTTCGATGGATGTGACTTCCTTGCCATCTGACATCAAGCGGAACACGCCGCCTTTAATCGAGATGCGCTTGCCTGCGGATGCACCGCCGCCACCTGTTAGGGCACGGGCTGTATCGGACAACTCGTTGTTACGAGCGAAAGCTGGTACTTGCGATGCGTTAAATGCTACTACATTACTCATGGTAATCTCCTTACTTGCTGGTTGGTTTAGTTACTCGGATTTCAAAATCCGAAAAAGCGTTTAGTCCGGGAGGGACTAGGCCGGGGTTCTCTTCAAGGAAGGTAATCATGTTGGTCTGCGCTATGCGCTTCTCAAGCAAGTCAACCACCTCATGTTCAATTATGAATTTCTTGAACGAGTCCCAGTCTTGTGTCGAATACCGTGTCTTGTTAATCATGGACACGGTTCCAAACTCGGTTTGAACAGACTTAACGCCAAGCGCTTTCATCTGATCTTTCATAGCAAACTTTAGCGTGTCTTGCTTCTCTTTNANCANCTCGACCTTGGTGTCATAGTCCTTGGTCAGTGTATCAATTTCCGTCTTGATCTTGCGATAAANACGGGCTAACTTATCCATCGGTANGATGTTTTCTTCCATTTTGCTTTCTCCTTATTATGTCTAGCGTTTGACAAGTGTACATGAGTTTTTGGCTTTGCAATATCCTTTCTTAAAAATTTATTTCGTTCTCAAACATACGCGTAAGCAAAGAGTTATCCACAACCTTAGAACCTAAAGCTGTGAACATCTTCTTCTCTATCGGGCTACCTTCTATGTGGATAACTGTTACCTTATCCGCGTTCTGACCCTTGCGATCGGCACGGGCTATACACTGTATGTACTGCTCAACAGACATCAACGGACCATAAAAAATAACTGTGTCAGCGGCTGTTAGGGTAATCCCGTGGGCCGATGCTTGGGGCTGCATGACTAGCACCCTTGGGTCTTTCTCATTTTGAAAGCGGCGGATTGTATCCGCACGTTTGTTGGGTGTTACGCCGCCGTGTATGCACTCTGTGTTGATGTTCTTCTTTAGCAGGTGGTTGTAGATGCTGTCGATGCTGCTGCGGAACAATGCGAAGATCAATACCTTGCGCTCTGTCTCACCCAGAATCTCCTCAAGCACCGCCAGCCTTGGCCCAGCGTCGAACTCCACCACATCCTTGTCGTCTGTATATACAGCGCCGCATGAAATCTGTAGCAGCTTGGATACCACGGTGGCTGCGTTGACTGCGGTGATCGCCTCGCCTGCCGCTTGTATAGCCATGCGCTCTTTCAGTATGTTGTAGTACTTCGTTTGCTGCGGGGTCAAAGGTACTATGCGGGTCATGGTCAGCACAGGGGGTAAGTCCAAGCACTGCGCCTTGGTAAACCGAATGGCTGGCTGCAACGCCTCGTGTACTAGCTGCGGGGCTTGGGGCTTGGGCCCCCACTTGAACATCGTGATCTTGTTCATCACCATATCTCGCCAAGCGGTAAAGAACTTGGGGATGCCGTTGGGGTTAACCAGCTTAGCCAAGCCGTACGCATCTACAGGGGACTGCGATGCAGGTGTGCCCGTCATCATCCACAGGTGTGTGTTTGGTTTGATGATGCTGTTGAGCGCCTTCCAACGCCGTGTTGTCGGTGTCTTGTATGCGTTCGCTTCGTCAACGATAACCAAATCAAAGCGACCGTCGTTGTTGATCTCGTTGGCAATCAGGTTAAGCCCGTCGTAGTTGGTGATAACGAACTCGTAGTCCTGCTGCACCATCTCGATACGGCGTGAGGCTTGTGTGTGATGCGCCACGATAGCGGAGCGGTGGATGATGCTGTTACTAAGGTCGCCCAACCAAGCACTCTGCATGATGGACAGCGGGCACAGTATCAACACACGGCGGATTTTGCCGATGCTCATAAGGTAGTCTGCTGCCCACAAAGCGCTCAGCGTCTTGCCTGTTCCCGGCTCGCTGAATACAAACGCCTTGCGGTTGAACGTCAAGAACTCTGACGTATCGCGCTGGTGTGACATAGGCTTGTACTTGCCCGGCCACTTGTAGCGGTAACTAATAGGCGAAGGTACATCTTTGACACCTAAGTTTCGTAGTACCTTAACCTCTTCCATACCGAAGTAAACCAATATCTCATACGTCCCATTGCTTTCCGATAGGACTTTATGTTTAGGTATTAGGTTGTACTTGGT